TGATGTATCTGTAAGTGGTTGTCCTAATAGTAACTTTTACTACAATGTTAAATTCGGTTATGAGTATTCTACGGGTAGCACATCACCAATGATTACTTCAAGTGGTTTAACCAACGTCACGGGACTAACTGCATATAATATGGCTTTACACCCTATCGACTTTGCTACATTCGTAGAAAATGACTACAATGTAAACACATCTAAAAATGCAGAGTTTTTGACAACAATGCGTAATAAGACCATTCACAGAACACAAAAGGACTGGTTATACTTTTGGAAGGGGAATGCAAGTGCAGTACAAATCAAAACTTACCCAGCAGCAACAACACAAAATATAGTATTGACGGGAATATTAGACCAAGTAATTCGCATTCCAATTATACCAAGTAGTGGTGCTACATATTTAGAAGTTAAAGCAATTGGTAGTGGTTCAACAACAGAAACATACACAATTTACATAAAAGACGAATGCAGCAAATATGATACAAATGACATTTATTTCCTTAACAGATACGGTGCAGTCGAATCATTTCGTTTTGATAGGGTGCGAAGAGACAAATTTAATGTGGTACGGAAACAGTACAAGCAAAGCCCTTACACTTTGTCGGGTAGTTCGTACACCTACGGAAGTGACGCAAAATCAAAAAGCAACTACGATACAGAAGCAAACCAAATCATAACACTTAATTCCAATTGGATAACCGAAGAAGAAAGTGCGTGGTTAAAAGAACTTGTTATGTCACCTTATGTTTGGCTTATGGATGGTGGTGTACTAAAAAGTGTCAATGTTTTAAATAGTGACTATGAAACCAAACGCACCATAAACGACAAAGTATTTAACTTGACTATTGACGTGGAACTTTCATTTACAGATAAGGTACAACGATTATGATAAACTTATTTGTAAACACAGTCCTTATGGACTTGTCGGATGACTTCGACTTATTAATTACGAGGTCAATTGCTGACATTAAAAACCCCGAACAGCGTACAAGTGATTGGAGTAAAACAGTTGTGTTACCAGGTACAAAGGCAAACAATGTATTATTTGGTAATATCTTTGAAGTAGACCACACAGTTTTGGGTAATGGACAATTCAGTCCTAACTTTAACCCTAACAAAAAAGCAGACGTACTTGTTTTAGTAGATGGGTTTGAGCAGTTACGTGGATTTATACGACTGATTCAAATAAACGTATTAGACAACGATACAATTGAATATGAATGTAGTTTACACGGACAGACTGCGGATTTGTTTACAACGCTTGGAAATGCAAAATTGAGTGAATTATCGTTTGACGAATACAACCATGTTTTAAATAAAATCAATGTTACTAATTCTTGGGATACATCAATTGTAAAAAATGGTAGTTCACAAGCGTTTCAATATGGCGAAGGTTATGTTTACGCACAAATGTTGTCCAAATATGGTAGTCAAAACAACAATACAAGTCAATGGCGAGTTGATGACCACGTGCCAAGTTTGTATGCAAAGACTATAATTGACAAAATATTTGCAAGTACACCATATACTTATACTGCTGATTCATTTTTTAATACTGATAGGTTTAAGCGTTTAGTAATTCCGTACAATAACTTCGGATTTGAGGCAGATGAAACTGCATTGACTACACGTTTATTTCAAGCTGGGTTTAATTCAGCAACAATTATACTAAATCCCAACGACATTATCCCATTGAACAACGATTCAACTGGTGGCAACTTTGATAATGGTGGTAATTTTAACACTACAACTTATAGATATATTGCACCATTGGGTGGTAGTTATGATTTCTTTCTAAAAGTAAACGCAGTTTCTACAGTATCTGTACCAATTCCATCGGCAGATTATGGGGTATTGACTTTTGGGCTATTTAAAAACAATGTACTTGTAAAAACATTTTCGGGAATTTCCGATAATGAATCAAATGATGCTTGGTTTTTTGATTATACAGATGTACAAACAATTCAATTAATTTCTGGTGATTATGTGCAAGTCAAATTTCTCAATCATAGATGGTTAGACGTTGGTTATGGTAGTGTAACTTTAAGTTTATCCAATGATAGTAAATTTTACAACCACGTAGACGCATCTACATTTGCTTACAACAACACAATTGATTTCGGTTTATTCTTTGCTGGTGATGACTTGCAAAAAGATATGCTTTCAAACTTTGTCAAGATGTTCAACTTGTATATTGAACAAGATATTCTTAACCCTAAAAGTTTACGATTTGTGCCACGTGATGAATTTTATAATGGCTCAACAAAAGATTGGACAAAGAAATTAGACTACTCACAAAATGTGACAATAGTTCCAATGGGTAATTTAGAAGCAAACCCCTATACGTTTACCTTTAAAGAAGGTCAAGACCAATACAACAAAGATTACAAGCAAAGTGCAGCAAGAATTTATGGTGATAGGATTATACGTATTGACAACGACTTTGTAAAAGAGGAAAAGAAAATCGAGGTAACTTTTGCACCTACTATATTGTTTCAGGCAGACGATAGTAAACGATACTATTCTGCAATATTTAATAGCAATAACGACAAAGGACAATTACGATGTCTTTATTTTGGCGGGGTAAAAACTACACAAGTTTATGAGGTGTACGAAACTAACCCTACCAACACACCAAACATTAATAAATATCCTTTAATACTGCATATAGATAACGTAGATAATATGCAATTTGACTTAAACTTTGGGATGCCCTTAAATGTCATTAGTAGCAAGGGTTTAAGTTACTCAAATCAAAACCTGGTGAATGTATATTGGTACAAAACAATTCGTGAAATCACCGATAAGAATAGTAAAATTCTACGTGCGTATTTTAGAATTACACCATATGACTGGTATACTTTGCAGTTTAAAGACTTGTATTTTTTTGAAGGTCAATATTGGCGATTGAATAAAATAAGCGATTACAACCCTTTACAGAATGGTGTATTCTTGTGTGAATTTCTATTAGTGACTTATTATCAACCAACAACGGCAACTAAAAAGAATGTCGGGATTGGTAGTGTAGATGTATTGAGTGATAAATTCCCGAAAGGTATTCCTTTAGGATTTACGGGTGTTGGTAGTGGTGGTATAAATGTAGGTAATTCACATTTAGATAGTTTAGACACAGTTGTAATTGGTAATGATAATGTTAGTGGTGCAAGATATTCAACTTTAATCGGTGAACGAATAAATATTCCAAGTGGTTTTGAATATGTAACCGCAATCAATTGCAGCAACTTTACGGCAGTAGAAAGCAACAAAGTCTATATGGACAATTTCCCGCAGATAGGTGCTTATAGTTGTGGCGGTAATGTAATAGAAATCAACAATACGAATTCCCCGTACACTTGCGTTTATGATGACTATTTAATTGTATGCGATATGACTGGCAATATATCAGTAATTCTACCAACCCCGTCAACAAACAAAGGCAAAATATTTGTGGTTAAAAAATTAGGAAATCCACATACAATAACTGTTACGGCTGGTGATGGTTCTATTTTAATAGATAGTTCAACAAGTCACACAATTACCAATAACAAAGAAGCACATCAATTTATTTCAACAGGCACAAAATATTACATAATCGTACCATAAAATGGCAAAATCAACAGCAGCAATAGAAGTCGAAGTATTACCAAAAGGTGGTGCAGATACAGTAGTAAAGAACTTTAAAACGCAATTAAAAGAAGCCAAAAATGAAGCTCAACTGATGGTTCAAACCTTTGGTGAGTTTTCTGCAGAGGCATTAGCAGCACAAAAGAAAGTCGCAGAGTTAGCCGATAGAATGGATGACTTTAACGATAGGGTTAAAGCATTAAACCCTGATAAATTTGCCAAAGTTCAAACCATTGTACAAGGTGTATCACGTGGATTCCAAGCAGCACAAGGTGCAATGGCATTGTTTGGTAGTGAGAGTGAAGACTTGCAGAAAACACTTGTAAAGGTACAAGGGGCAATGGCACTTGCAGATGGACTTGAAGGATTAGGCAAAGTTCAGCAACAATTTTTAGCCATTGGTAAATCTGTAGTAGGTCCAGTTATTTCAGCATTCAAAGCATTTGGAACGGCAGCACGTACGGCAATTGCGTCTACTGGAATAGGTGTACTTGTTTTGGCATTGGGTGCTATTGTCGCATATTGGGACGATATCAAAATGGCATTAACTGGTGTAAACAAAGAAACAGAAAAGTTAAATAAATCAACAAATGACAATCTCAAAAAATCAAAAGAACAAACCGATGAATTTGAATTACAAGTTAACACTTTAAAACTGCAAGGTAAGTCGGAAAAAGAAATTGAGCAGTTAAGGATAAAAGCATACGACAATGAAATAGAAAGAAACATTGAAAGATTAAACTTTCTTAAAACTACACAAAAAGCACAAGTTGATGCAGTACAAAGCAATTTTGATTTTGTAAATAAAGGTTTAAAAATATTTCAAGCACCATTAGTTGCATTATTAAAAGTTATTGATGTAGCACGTAGGGCATTGGGGCAAGAAAGTGATTTAGCAAACCAAGCAACGGCAAGTGTAGCATCTTTATTATTTGACCCAAAAGCAACAAAAGAAAAAAGTGATGCAGAAATTAAAGAAGTTGACAAAGCAATTAAAGAACTTAAATCTAAAAGAGATGCTGCACGTTTAAATATCAAAAAAGCAGAACAAGAAGCAACCAAAACCTCTACCGATAATTCGAAAAATCTTCAAAAAACTGAACAACAAATACAAGCACAATTATTAACGGACAATGCAGTAACACTACAACAAAAACTTGATGCAGCAAAAGCTACATTTGAAATTGAAAGAGCAGAATTAATTAAGCAAGGTGTAAGTAAAAAATTAATACAAGAAAAAGAAAATACTATTATTGCAAAAGTTACAAAAGACTTTAACGACAAGAAAAAGGCAGATGAGGAAAAAGCAGCAGCAGATTTAAAAGCATCAAAAGACAAATTTGTTGCAGCAGATATGCAGCAGATACAAGATAAGTATCAAAAAGAAATCAACTTTATTAAACTACGTGATGCAAATTTGACTGACCAAACATCTACAAATAAACAAATAGCACAAAAAGAACTTGAAAGTTTAGAAGCACAATACAAAGAAAAAGAAAGATTAGGCATAACTGATTTAGCACTTCAACAACAAATTCTTGATAAAAAACGTCAAATTCGTGATACTGATATTTCCGAACAAGAAAAGAAGGCAGCAGATGAAAAAGCAATAGAAACTGCAAAATTCCAAGCCATTAATGATTCACTAAATGCAATAACTGATATTTATAGTGCATTTGCAAGTTCAAGTGAAGAAGACCAAAAGAAAGCATTTGAAGTAAACAAAGCAGCACAAATAGCACAAGCAATTGTAAATACATATCAAGGTGTAACGGCTGCATTAACATCAGTACCTTTGTTTCCTGGTCAACAATTTATTAACGCTGGTTTAGTTTTAGCAAGTGGTATTGCAGCAGTCAAAAAAATAAGTGATACTAAATTTGAAAGCAAAAGTGTAAATGGTAGTACACCATCACAAGCAAGTGGTCAAGGTACTATGCAATCATTTGCACCACGTCAAAGTACATTAGGTTTAAACGATTCACTTACACAAAATAGACAAGTGTACGTAACAGAAGGCGATATAACACGTACACAACGTAGAGTAAGTAATAACAAAGCAATAAGCGTAGTAGAATAATGCAACAATTTCACAATAATACTAATTTATAGAATATGGATTTACCAATATACAAATTATCAATAGACGAGTTAGACTTTGAAAGTGGAATCGATTTCATTTCGCTTGTTGAAAATCCAGCAATACAAAAGAACTTTATAGCATTTAACGATATAAAGACAAAGTTTGCCATTCAAAACGAAGAAAAACGCATTATAACTGGTGCAGCAATGTATGCTGACTTGCCTATTTACAGACGTGATGAAGAAAAAGGCGAGTATTATGTAGTATTTGACAAAGAAACTATCTTTAAAATTGCTAAAAAGTGGGCTTTAAACAACAAATACAACGCAGTAAACACCGACCACGCACAACCAATTGACGGATGCACACTATTTGAAAGCTATTTATTAGACTTTGAACGTGGAATTATGCCACCAAAAGGATTTGAAGACGCAAAAGACGGTAGTTGGTTTGTATCATATTTGGTAGAAGCAGATACAGTATGGGAAAAATGCAAGGATGGTACTTGGAATGGGTTTAGTGTAGAAGGATTCTTTAACTTTCCTATCAATGCAGAACAACAATTTCTTTCACAATTGAAAGATTTATTACAAAGTCATTTAAAAAACGCAACAAAAAACAAATAAAACTAATTTATAAAAAATGAACACAAAAGATTTAATTCAAGAAGTTAGAGATTTGATGTCTAAATTCAAATTCAATAACGAAGACGTTAAAATGGAAAGTGCCGTTTTGACCGATGGAACAGTCATCAAATGGGATGGCACACTTGCAGTTGGTACTATGATTATGGTAGAAACTGCCGAAGGCGATATCCCAGCACCTGATGCTACACACGAAGTAGAAGGAGGATTGCTTGTTACTACTGTTGGAGGTATTGTTACCGAAATCGTAGAACCAGCAGTTGATGGAGTAGTAGAAGCTACACAAGAATTTGCAACTGTTGAAAAATTCAATGAAGTAATTGCAAGTTTGGAAAGTAAAATTTCTATGTTGACTTCAGCATTTGAAAGCATAGTTGCTAAACTTGAAAAGCAAGGTGAAGCATTCAGCAAGACTGTTGATTTGGTAGAAAGAGTTGCTAACTTACCAAGTGAAGCACCAATGAAT